TCTCCTTCTTCCTGCTAAGTTCATAATTCCATCTCTATATATAGCACCACCACGTTTAGCTGTAGCAATGGCTCCGTAAATATTTCCACCTGCTAAAGCCGCACGCTGTTGTGGGTTTAACTGACCTCGTTGTGCTCCACCCAAAGGTCTAAAAGGAGATGACATATTACTTGCCATAGGTTTAGTTTTAATTTCACCTGATACATTGTTTGATTGATTATTACTTCTAGGAAAATTAGGTGCATATGTTTTTGGAGGTACAATTTGTTTATTATCCGGTGCCCCTGGTGCAGGAGCTATTTTTTCTTCAACAGGCATTGTAGGCTCTGACCCTACATTTTGATTCTTGAATAAATATCGTAATACTTCTTCAGGATCTTCAAAATCTATACCTTCTAATTCAGGGTCTAGTGATTCATCACTAAATATCACTCGAGATAACTTAATCCAATTAGATCTTCTTACTTTCTGATCAAGTGTGTCGTCCATTACCTTTACCATCCAGTTTAAATTCTCAGGACTAGATAAAATTTTAGAATTTTTTTTAGCAAGTAGGGCTATGGCTAATCCTCCTAAGGGACCTATGCCTGTACTTGTTGCAAGAAATGCTCCACCTATTCCAGAAAAACCTGCAAGAGCGGCACGACGAGCAACGAAAGAAGATGTATCTGCTAATTTAGTTGCAAAACCTACTTCAGCAATCCTAAGTAAATCATTTAAATTTTTAACAGCAGCTTCACCGCCCTCTTTAGATAGTTTTTTACCATTAGCTGCCATGGTTTGTGCCCATATTTCTTTCATAAATTCTGTGCCATTATTAGAATTTAAACCTAATTTAGCTCTAAATTTACTTGGATCAAATACATTTACTGTAATATATTCTGGATTAAAACCACTTTGTGCAGTATCTAGCGCAGCATCTAAAGAACTTTCAAGACCAATCTTTGAGTTAATGTCTTGTCTACCTTGTAAAACAGCACCCGTTTTTGGATTGTAAGCCACAGGAACAGAAGAAGAGTCGTATATTTCACTTAAAAATGCTCGAGTTTGTACATTAATAGGATCAAGTTCAGGATTTTTGTAATTTCTAGTTACAATTTTTGATAAATCTTTCAAAGCTTCTCTACTTGGATTACCACTTTTAAAAGTATCAAAAATATATTTAGACAATTGATCTGAATACATAAAACCTGATTTAGGTAAAGCACCTGCTATAAACATATTTTGATCAACTAATTCAAATGCTTTTGCTAGAGGTGTTGTGTAATTATTTGCTCCAAAACCAAAAACTTCGTTTGCCCTTAATAAAGAAGTTTTAACAAATTTCATTTGTTGTTCTAATGCTGGATCAGGTAATCCACCTTGACCAACAGGAAGTCTCCATTCTTTAATATCATTCAAACCTTCTTCTAATGCATTTTTAAAATATCTTGCTTGACTTGCTAAATCATCTCCTTCTTTAACTCCAAATTTTGTTGCATATTCAGCCCATTTTTGATTAAATTGTTTTTGTAAACCTCTAAATTGCACTGCTCCAATAAAATCCTCTGTTCTTCCTAAGTCCAATAAAAAAATTTCAAAATCAGTTAAGTTTTTGCCACCACCGATTGTATCTGCACCTGCTCTACCTTCAGGGTATCCTCTAAGAGGCACTGTACTTGCTTTTATTTGTTCTTCATACGCTTGAGCTAAAGTCTTTATTCTGTAAGTTGGTATGTATCCACCAGGCACAGCAGAATCCATTGCCATCGCTTTTTTAAAAAAATCATCATACATTTTAGCCGATACTCTTTCAAAAATTTTAAATTTTTCTTTAGCTTTTTCTGTTATTAACATTCCTGCATCCATAGCATGAGACATAGGAGCTAACTCATTTAATGTTTCTTGAACACGTTTGTCAGTGTAATACTGTATTTGTGCTCTACTTGCACGAATGTCTGTACCAATAAAAGGAAAAACACCTGCTACTTTAGGCCAAGCTTTAACCCAATTAAGAAAACCTCCATCTGAAACATCTTTAATTCCAAAAGGTATGTTTTGATCTAATGATAATTTTGCTAAGTCTTCAGCATTACTACCAGCTTTAATTCCATAAAAAGCTCTAATACCCTTTTTTCCTGCTTCAAATAAAGGATATAAACCTGCCGCTCCACCTGTAAACAAGGCAGCATTTCTAGCGTGAATAGCATTGACTACTTTTGGATCTGTTGAAAGTTCAGGATCTTCAATACCTTCTAGTTCTCTGTATATGGCATTTAATCCATCGTAAGCTGTTGCTGCAGAATAAGCTCCTACACCAGAAAAAGCTGATGCTTCTGCTACCATAGTTTTTTTCTTTTTTGGATCTATTGCACTTGCTAAAAGTTTTTTATGACTTGCAAAAAGTAAAGGAAAGGTGGAAATAACATCTCCGAATATACTTACATTTTTTTTGTTAATATCAGGAATATATCTCATTGCTGTATTTGATAAACCCATAAAACTGTCATCAAAATAATCTAAAACTTCACTTTCATTTCCTGGAAACATTTTATCAAAAGGGCCTTGTGGACCGTCTTGTCTTTCACCACTTCTATTCATGCCAAATATTGACTGCCAATTTCTTTTATCATTGTCAAGTTTTCCTCGCCAAGCTTTATTCTTTGCTTGTATAGGATCTGAAGCATACAGTCTATCCATCTCTGTCATTTTTTGTGCTGCACGTATAGCAGCTCCTGCTTGTATTTGTTCCTCAGATAATTGATTGTAAGGAACGTTAGTCAAACCTACAGATTCTCTAATTGCATTTACATTATCAAGAACTAATTTTTTATCAGCTTCGTACTTTTCAGCTTTTGTCATTTTATCAGTAAATTGTTCATTATTGAAAGAGAACTCTTTGTTTAAAAAATTTTCTTTATCTTCTACAGTAAACCTAATATCATTACTACCAAACATATCCGTAAGTGTTGTAGCATCTAGACCCCATGTATCTTCAAGATTTAATGTTGGATATTTTTCTTTAAAACTAAATATTTCTTCAGCCATACTAATTACCCTTCTTTACATAACCAAATTGTGTTAATTTATAATCATCATAATCAGGATGATGAGAAGCGTCACCCCATACAACATCCATTGGATCAAGCCAAATATAATCCACACCTTCTATTTCCCCTACTGCTTTATTATCTAGAGCTTTAAAACGAGGATTCCTAGGTTGTGTTTTTCTAAATCTATGTTCAAAAACATCAGGTTCTTTTTCATCTTTTGGTCTTTCAATATATTTTTTATAAGGCATATGATCTTTCATAAGCTCTCTTACTTTTTTGTAATCAGGTAAAACTTGCACAGCTTCTCCTTTATCATTGTAAGTAATTTTAGCTAAAGAACTTTCAATAGCACTTCTTCTTAACATTTCTCTTTCATCAATGGAATTAGGTATATTACCTGTTCCAAGTGCATATTGAACACCTTCAACAACGGCTGCTGCTATTCCTGCATATGTTCCAAGTCTTCCTACTTTACCAATAGTTTTTAAATTTTTATATGGAGTTGAAGGCTTTTTAAATGTAACAGTGTCTTTAATTTTACCACCATATTTTTTATAATATTCATTAGGATAGTTGCTTTTTAACCAAGATTTATATGCCGTGTTGCTTTTTTTTGTCCATGTAGATTTATAATCTTTTGGAATAGATTCAGTTTGAAGAACATCTTTTTTTATAGCCGAACCTAAATTTTTAGTTTTCTTTATTATAGAATCACCTTTTGGAGGAATATAATTTTTTTTATTATAAGTTTCATAATTTGGAAACGGTTTACCAGGTTCCGCTAAAAAATAAGGTCTAAACTTGCTCATTTAGGTGCCTCATCAGGAGTTGTCCAATCTGTTATTTGTTTTTTATTTGAGTCCCAAACAACACTAGCATCAAAAGGAGCTGTAGTAGATATATCTTGATACTCTGGACTGTCTAAGTATGTACCTTTATTGTTTCTGTACAGTGATTTTAAGTCTCTATTAGCACTTGCTAATTCTCTTCTTACCTGTAATAAACCTGCAATAACTGATTTAGAGTCAACAGCACCTGTAACTTTTAAACTTTCATAAGCTCTTTTAATATCATCTAAGTTAAGACGACCCGATGATTTACGAGAACGAGCCACTGCGTAAGCTATGGCATTAATACGTACTCTATTTTGTGCAAGTTCAGGTTTAAACTCACCCCAAAATGTTTGAGATGTCGCACTATTTGGATCAAATAATTTATCAATATCAAAAGTATTTAAGTCTGTGTCACTTATATTAATTTGACCATCAGGTATTGCTCTTTCTACTTGATTTTTAACTTCATCTAAAAGAGCTAACGCTCCCTCTTCATCAGCGGCAATAACATCTATTAACATACCAACACTTCTTTGTTTTAGATCTTGTAGAAATCCTGGGAAACCTGTTAATGTTTGATCCTTTAATAAAGTGGTAATAACATTATCAATACTTTGCATGTTTCTGTCGTAAAGAAGAATACCACTTAGTTGTTCGTTTAATTTTGCCGCAGGATACACATCTTCAGATGTTGTAGTCACATCTGCTCCTACAATCAAATCAGTAATTGCTGTTCCAATAGGTATCCATTCAGGATGACCATTTTCTTGCAAAATTGGTTTACCGTCTGCTGTTAAATTAGGAATTAAATAATCCCCTCCTTTTAATCTTTTAACTTGTGTCCTTATAGATTTACCTGTTACAGGATGTGTGTACATTCCATTTTCTACGTCTTCAACTAATGTTGTTTCAGGTTGTATAGGTTTGTACAAATTTGTATCTAAGGGAACATTTTTAGATACAAATTCTAAACTACCTGTTTGTTGATTTACCGCCTGTAAATATTCAGTATTTTCAATAGGTGTATGTTGATTTGGATCTAAATCAGACTCTCTTACAAAAGTAGCTTTACCTGTATAAGAATCAAAAACTTTTTTCCAAGAATTATCTGCAACTGTTTTTTCATTTGAAAATCTGTCAGGAGATTGATCATTTAATTTTGCAAAATCTTCATAGCTAGTAAAAACACGATTATCTCCAAATATTTTGTCATACATAACAAAAGGTTTATCGGGATCAACTACTTTACTAAATAGTCTTTCTTCTTCAGGTTTTGCCATATCAGCTAACAGAGTTTTTAAATCTACCTCTGTATTTAATCCTGTAACTTTATTTTTAACAAATTGAATTTTAGACTTTAAGTCTAATTCATTTGCATTATTTTGTTTTGCTATTTCTTGAAAAAACCCTAAATTAGAAAACATTGCTTGACTTATAACATTAGCTCTAGCCATTGCATCTTTTTGTGATTCATTCAAAGCATAAGATGCTCTTTGTGTTTTAACTTGAGATTCTGCTTGTGCAAGTTTAGCTTCTTGTCCTCTTGTTTCACGACGCATTGCAGATATTTCAGGAACTGTTTGTTGAGCGGCAGTTGCAAATATATCAAGTGCCTTACCTCTTCCTGTTACTAGTCGAGAACCAAAATTAATTAAACTAGCTGCAAGGTCTTCTTTTTTTTGCTGTTGAATTAAATCTCTTTGACCACCTAAGTCATCAGGAAATAAAGTCACAGCTTGTTTTTCATAAGTTTCTTTAGATTTAACAGGAAATAAATCATCTGCAAATCCTTGAGCAATCGGTCTAAAATCACTCATACCTTGCATGATACCTTGAAGTTGATTTGTTATTGAAGAATTTTTTTCTGTTTGAGGCATGCTACTTATTAATTCACCTGACTCATGATCAATAGATGGATTACCACCATGCTTTAATCTAACCACTCCACCTCTAAATAATTTGCGATCTAATACACTCATTATTGCCCTACTAGTGCATTGGCTCCTTGAGTATTAAAACCTTTGTATGCTCCGAGGCCCATGATCCCTAATCCTGCAACCTGTAGGAATGGGTTAGTAGATGGTTGTTGCTGTACCTGCATTTGTGAAGCAGGGGTACCAGTTAAAATACCAGAAGCAAATGACAATCTTTGGAAAGGCTCTTGATTTTGTAATAGTTGTGTTTGCCTCATAGCTTCTAATGAATTTTGTTGTTGAGACTGTCCCAATGCTCCTGATGTTAATAAGTTCGTAACATCTTGACCATATAAATTTTGACCAAGCTGACCAAGACCTGCTTGTTGTCCACCTAATTGACCTAGCATTTGACCAGCATTAGCTTGTCTGCCTTGTTGTGCTTCAAATGATTGTTGAGCTGTTTGTTGTGCTTGTTGAAAATTTCTAGACAAGTCTTCAAATATTCTTTTAGATTTAATATCTGATAAATTTCTACCCATTTCAGCATTTTGAATACCTGCACGCTCACTTCCAAAAGCACCTGCACTAACTTGTTGTGCATTCATACCTTGTTGTTGTAATATACCTTGTCTATCTAATTCTGCTAAAGCATTTTGAGTTACATTCTGTTGATAAGGATTCATGTAAGATTGTATGCCTTCTGCAGTTGGGGCAAACATACCTTGAGATCCTGCTATACTTGAAATACCTTGATCAATTGTTCCTGAAGCTTGATTTAAGAAAGGTTGATATTGACCAATTCCTTGACTAGCCATTGACATGGCTTGTTGTTGCTGAGGATTAAGTCCTGCAATTTGAAAAGCAGGAATATTTTGAGCTACTGCAGCTCTACCTAGTTTTCTTACTTGAAAATCTTCGTTAGATTCACCTGTTTGTTGAACAGCATTAGGATCACCAAAGGTAGCTCCCAATAATTGTTTGCCTCTTTCTTCAATATAAGGAGCGAGTCTATTATAGGTAACTATTTCTTCAGCCATTATGCTACTCCCATTCCTGTTGATGAATCAGGGTCTAATCTGTTCATTAAATTATACATGGCTTGTGGCCCTCCTGCGTTTTCTACAGCTCTAGCTGTCATTACAAACTCTCCATCACTTAACATTGCAGGTACTAAATCATCCTTAGGTCCACCTGGTCCTGATATCTGACCATTCATTCTTGGAAACTCATCTAGGCTTGACAGACCTCCGTCCGCATAAGCATCTTCGTAATAAATTTCATTTGGATCTCTCATCATGCCTCCACTTGCAGAACGTTGTATTGTTGCTCCTTGAAACATAAAAGGATTCTTTGGTGATACTTCATAAAAACTACCATCTAATTTTGAATCTTCGTCTTTATCTCTGTCAAAATAGTTAGCTGCAGCACCAAGAGCCATTGGACCAAACACAGAAGCTAATCCTCCTGCTGTTGTTTCAAAGAAAGGTTTCTTTTCTGGTATTATTGGAGCAGCAAATCGTTTTTGAAAAAAGTCAAATGCTTCCCTTTGATCTTGTGTTTTGATCTCTGAAATATCTTTAACACCTACAGCATCTAAAGTTTTACTTAGAGCAGTATCAGTTGCATTTTGATTAGCCCTATCAAGGTAATTCTGTTTATATGTTGAAGTTCCACCTAAATTATCTTTTATTTGACCAAACATGCTTTGATTTACAGAACGATCTTTTGCAAGAGCGTATGGATTAGGATTTTTATTTAATAAATCTTGAAATGGCAATTTTTTACCCAACTCACCTGTACCAAATGCTTTACCTACACCATAACCACCAAGACCACCTGCAAGAGCTGTTCCTGCTCCTTGACCCGCTAACAGTGGTGCACCTGCACCAATCAGAGCTGATGCCGCTGGGCCAAGGCCCATGATTCCTGCGATAGTACCTGCGTAAGGTGCTATTTTTTTAAGTGCCTTCTTAGCACTTTTAAATATCTTTTTAAGAAAAAATTCAGGTTGTCCTGTAACAGGATTAATTGAGTTGAGTTCGTTACCTACAATGTAACGCTCTGGGTCAATGCCCATAGATAACATTTGATTAAAGAGTAAAGCTTTTAACCGAGGATTAGAATCTAATACATCCATTGGCACAACTGTTTCGCCTTCAGCGACGTGTGCAATATAGGTATCTTCGTATCGTCCTAAGTCAGCAATTTTAGATACTTGCTCTTGAAAAACCCCAAGTCCTTGAGTCATAATTAATTCGTTCCTCCAAATATATCAGGCAATTTATTGACCGAAATAGCAACATCTCTTTTTATATCAGATTCAGTTGTTTCGGTAGCAGGGTCATTGACATCTGATGTAGCTTCGTCTTCTGACTCGTACACCTTCCCTGTTGAGGCGTGTTTAATAGTTGTAGAACTTTCTACATCTATAACGTTAGGAACCTTCTTCCCAGCGACCACGATTGTATCTTCATTTATACTCATTTATCACTCCTTTTGCAATACATTATGTTATTTCTAGAACACTTACAATCACTGTTAAATCACCACCATTTTGTGCCTGAGCTTTTAAAATCTCTGATTCTTTAAAAACTATAGGTGTAGGACTGCCTAGCGATGAATCAACAGATCCAAACCCTGCATGAACTGCTCCTGTAGCTAAAATTTCTTGTGATTGTTTAGCTTTTACAGTTCTATCGGTTTCTAAGGGAAAACTAACACCATCAGAGTCAACTAAAAATAACGATATATTACAGTTATTATTAACATCTTTGTTAGATATTCTAATAGATTTTAATATTGCAGTTGTAGCAGTGCCTACAGTATAAACTGTAGTCAACGCTGTTGTTGATAAATTAGCTTTATAATTAGTATATAAGTTTGCCATCTATCCTAAAAACCATGTTATCTGCTCATCTTCATCTCGTAATATTTCAGGTGTGTAACTGTTATTAAGTAGAAATATCATTTGATCAAGAGTTTGTATCATTGTATTCATTTGTGATTGACTATATTCTTGTGCAGCTTGAGGTAATCTAGGTATTTGTATTTTTGCCATTATAGTCCTCTAGTTCCATCAGGTTTAATATCTAATCGAAGTGTTCCATATCTCCAATCATCATCAATAGCATCGCTTTCAACTCTTATAGCAAGTTGTCTACCTCTAATTCTTGTATCTTTTTTTGTTGTGCTTGTTGTTATATCAAAAGAACCATGAGACTTTTGATTTCCAGCAGGGTAAGGTCTTGTTTTTAATGTTAGATCTACAATTCCTGATTGTGATTTAAAGTCAGGTATGATTCTAGATATAGACATAAACTGATCACCATCTGCAATATCAACATCACCTGATTCTATATGAGCTAACATTGCAGCTCCATCATCATTTGATCCTACTTCATGTGCATAAATAAAAGTACGTCCTGCTTTTAATCCATTAATCGTAGAAATAGTTGTTGTTGTATCTTGTGATTCAAACTCTGCGGCATAAGGCTCATCATAAACTCCACGATCTGCCCAAGAACTTCTAGCTAACGTTCCTACATACCATAAATTTTCTGCATAATTAAAAGTAACTTGTCTATCTATTTGTGTAGAATTTTTAGAAGGATAAAACCATATAACTTCATTAAAGTCTGTATTAGCTGCACAAAAGATATCTTGTTTTGCATTTTGATTTAAATCATCAAATACATGATCTTGCACTGTGCAAGGTATTTTTTGTACAGCACCATCAAATCTAAAAAAAGAATCGGTGCCCATCCAAAACGAGTTACCACCAACATCAACAGCAGCATGTAATCCTATACATCCACAAGCAGAACCAAGTTGATTAAAACCAAAAGTAAAAGGAGGCCCGATAAATTGCATTTGATATAAAGCTGTGTCTGTCCATACTAGTACAGCACCTCTAGATCTAACTGCTGTTTGAATAAAATTACCATCTACTAATCTTTTAGAACCAGCAGTATTGGTTGCAGAAGGTGCCCAAACATTTTGTTGTTCTTGATCAGACCATCTTATAAACATATTATCTTGTGTGTTTGTTGAACCAATTGTTGTTTCTGTTCCAAAACAAATAACATGCCTGTCATCACCTGACACAAGCATAAATCTGCTTCTTGTAGGAGCTGTCGATACATTAGTTACAGCCGCTAAATTACTAGATAATCCACTTGATGTATCCCAATAATAAAGACCACCATTAAATTGTAATGCTAAAGCATCTTCTCCCCAAGTATCAAGAGACCACTTTGCTGATTCCAACAACACACCTTGTCCTCCTGTTAATCCTGATCTTGTTGAGTTCCAAGTAGATGCTCCCCAGGTACCTGCACCCCAACCATATCCAAACAAAGATACAGCAGATCCTGTATTAATTTGATAGGTTGCTGTAGCTGTTGCACCTGTTGTAGTTGATGTAGCATTTGCAGGAGCCTCTATTGTATATGTACTTGTAGAAGGAACTGTAAGAATTTCAAATTCACCTTGTAAATTAGCCTGTGATAAACCACCAATAGCTCCACTAACACTAGATATAGTAACAAAGTCACCTATCAATGCTCCGTGATCAGCGTCTGTTACAGTAACCGTTGAAGATGTATTAGTAGTGCCAAATTGTGTTATACTACCTGTAGCACGAGTGGGAGTTATATCAGCATAACTTCCTTCAGAATAAATATAAAGTTTTTTGTTTGTGCCGTACATAGCGTACTTAACACCATTTAGATCTGACCAAGTTAGAATAGCACGAGTTGCACCAACAAGTGCATCAGTTGTTACTTTTGTCCAACCACCAATTTTTTCAGGAAGTCCGTATCTAAAACGAACATTATCACAATCTATCCATCGTCCTTCTGCACCGTATTCAGTATTTTGTTTATCTATACCAGGTGCTATTTGCAATTTTGTTAAAGGCATTGTAGCTCCTATACTGCTGTTTCATAAAATCTAATCCAACGATCTGTTCCGCCTATGTTAATTCTTAATGCTCCTGCTTTACTACTAGCTTCAGCAGTTGAAGAGGATAAACTAGCACTACTATCACTAGCTGAAGTACCCTCAAAATATAGAAACTCTTGATCTTGATCATCTTGATCCAAAGATAAACAAGCAATAGCTCCTGAAGTATTAGCTTGATTAATTTCTACACTTGCATTAGCAGGTGTGTTTGTTCCAAAACCAATTTTGTCTGCAGAACCGTCAATAAAAAATGCGTTAGCTAAAGTATTTGTTTCAGCTCTGAAATCTACTGAAGCACCTGAATCATTAAAAGTAAATCCACCACCATCAAAGTCAATAGAACCTGTTGCTTTAATACCACCAACAACATGTAGTTCTGTAGAAGGAGAAGCTGTTTTTATACCTACTCTATCATTACCTGCATCAGTGAAAAATAAGTTTGCATCACCATTACCTTCAATTCTAAAATCTACATCAGCACT